TGTAACTTGTAGTTTCATGCTCCCGATCTCCTTTTTATAGTGTTGGTGTGGTCACACAGGTGAATGCTAGTGAAACAGTTTGTGCATCTGGTGCTGTGCCTCCAGCTGATGGGAAAATTGGCTGGACATCAAAATTAAACACCGATCCTGATGCAGCTGTAAAGACAACCGCCAATGGTGTGTTTGGTGCTGTGTCTGCCGCTGTCCAAAGTGCATTGCACAATGATCCACCAGCTGGCCAATCGGCAAGCATTTCAACAGCAAACGATCCTTGCGAATCAGTCGTAAAATACGCCTTGCCGTCCAAAGTTTGATATGTATTGATTGTTGAATCAATAGTTAGGATTGCGGATGTGGCCTGAGCATCATAAGTATCACCAGCAATGGTGAATGTGATATCTCTGCCGGTCACGATAGTTGTTGGCATGATTTCTCCTTAGTTGGTGTAGTAGGTGCTGACTTGTAAATCGGCAATGAGGTATTTACCCGCACCGACTTCCAATGATTGGGGTTGATTTACATCGCCGACTTCGTATCCATCGGGCATTGTGCTAATGATGTCAATCATCAATTGTTCTAAATTGTCCAAAGCCGCTGCGTTGTTCATATAAGCAACAACACCGGTGACAGTCAAATTGATTTTAACTTTAGTTGTTGCGCCATTGATTAAAACGCTTTCCAAATACGGCGTTCCCGGGATTAAAACAATGCTTGGGCTTGTCATTGTCTCGGGAATGCCGTTATAAACATTGGCAGCAATTGTTGAAAGTGTTGTTTGCAATGGTGTTCTGATGTCAGCTTCAATTGTCATTGGCACATTGCCTCAACATCCAAAAATGGCCCAAGTAACCCAACCACTCTATTTGTAAGGCTTCGGCCTAAAATAAATGGTTGCGGCTGGAATGTGTCTGACATGATTTGATTGCCGGGAGCTGTAATGCTCTGAAAAATCTCAACCGAAACGACCAAAATTGCGTTTTCAATAGGCGGTGTGCTGGCATAAAGCTGTGCAGCTGATGATCCGCTCAATGTAGCTAATGCGTTCGGGATAAATGGCAATGGATATGTGCGATCTGCGGCAGCTGTGGCCGCTGTAAATGTAAATGGTTCAATACGATCATCGGTGACTGTGTAAGTGCCATTGTAGGTTCCGGCCCCGGTAACAATGACAGATTGCCCCGGCACAAAATAATTTGGCCGGATAGTTGTGAAATAAATGACGGCATTATCCACATTGGCAAATGTCACCGATGATTGGTATTGCGTAAGTAAAGGCAAAATTGTTTGCTCAGCAGAATCGATAAATGAATCAAGCTGTGCGTCAGAATATAAAGAAACCGAGACACCAAGAATGGATCGTAGCTGTGAGGCTGTGACTATTGCTGGCATCTCGGTTCCTTTCGTGTCAGTAGCGTTCGGGAGCGACCGCTACCGATAGTGATTTGTTAGTCGGCTCAGGTCTGGTTCCAGCATGCGCCAAATGGAATCTTTGGAGCAATTGCTGCATAGCCGTAGTAAAGAATGTCAATGGTTCCATCGCTCTGGATTGCTGTGCGCAATGTAAAGCGTGGTGACTCATACCATGTCCAAGCATCTGGATTGACAACAACCATTGAGAAATCTCCGGTTGATGTTGTTGGGCCAGCGTTGCCAATTGAGCGAGAAACAAAGAGATTAAGACCCGGTGAAACTACACCGCGCAATGAATCGCCTCTCACATTTCCGGCTGCATTTGATGGTTGCGCTGCGTTGTATAGCGGTGCGCCATTGTCGTTATAACCCATGATATTTGTCCATTGTCCAGGAGAAACAACGATGTTACGAGCAAAGCCGAGTGATGATGAATAAACAGCACCAGCAGCTTGAGATGTGTAAGCCAAGAATCCTGTTGCTGAGTTTGCATTAACACCAGTTTGCTGACCTGCACCAGCAATTGTGCCAACGGCAAATTCATCAGTTACTTTTGCGTAGGCAAACTCAAGATTAGCTAACAAGGCCGTTAGATATTCAGGCCGTGATCTATCAATGAGCTCGACAGTTGAGATTGCGCGACCTTTAAATGATTGTACGGGAACGCTTATAAATGTTGCAGAAAGGTTTGATTCTGTAACGGCTGCATTTTCCGCAATGTTTGCAACAGTTGGAACGGCTGTAACCTTTGGAATTTCAAATGTCATTCCTTCGCCCACAAGCGTTTCACGGCTTAGCGCATCAATCATTCCGCGATCAGCGTTAGCCAATGCATTAACAACCTGTGTGCTTTGTGGTGTTGGCACCATTCCGGGTGCTGTGCTTGTTGTGTTATCTGCTGCCTTTACATATTGGCGTGAATCTTCATCATGAAGAATTGTTGCCTTTAGATAGTGCTCAAGGTATGAAACCTTAGACACAATTGGTGATCGTGGTGCTGTGTAATAGGCAGGTCGTGATGCCTGCACAGCTTCAGCTGGAGCCTCTACCGGTTCAGCGGCAGGAGCGGTGTTTTCGGTAGTGTTATCCACTTTGTCTCCTTCATTTGGGTTTGTTGTCTCTGTAACTGTTTCAGTTTCAGAATCTTCTGATGCTGCTACCTCTGAAACACGAGCTGAGCGAACAGCTGGTTCGGTAACAAGCGCAACGCCTTTAAGTTGGCCATTCAAAACTTTCATTGTGCCATCCTTTTGCATTTCATAATTATCAACAGCTAGTTCAATGCTAAAACCATCGCGTAAGCCTTCCATTGCCTCTGTGAGCGCATCGGTGCCGGCTGTGGTGTTAGCAATCTTAAAAGTTGCTGTCATTTCTTTGTCATTGACACTCATGGCAATGCTTTTGCCAATTCTGCGTGTGTTGTCATGCTCAAGGTTTAAAAAAACATCTTGAGGCACAATTGATCCACGAGCAAATGTAACTTTGCCTGTGCTTGCATTTGCTTGTTCGTTAAATGCAACTATGCGACCGGTGATTGTCCTTGAATCCGAATCAGCTGCCGTGATTTCCATCGGTGTTGTTAGTTTCATGAGATCATGTCCTCCATCTGTCTAATTTCATCGGTAGTGATTGCTCCGATGTCAAACAAAATCTTGTAAATCTCTGCACGCTCTTTTTCTGAACCGCGTAGGTATGCCTTCAAATCAAATTCAACTCGCTGTGTTGATGGCGTGAAATCTGGCATTGAAAGCCGGCTGGTCAAGCTGTTCATCAACGGGAGCAGCGAAAAATCCAAAAGAGTTTGACGCGCCGTCTGGGCGTTTTGATAGGTCATGGATGATCCAGTCGGCGCATCAATAAAGTAAGCCGGAATTCCCACGGCGCGTGCAAGCTCGGTTGCAATTATTTCGCGTGCGGCGTTTAGGCCAATTTGCTCTGGTGTAAAGCCAACAGTTTCCATTGTGATGTCCGCATTAAGGAATGCCGTTCCGCGGTTTCTTCTTGCTGCCCCCCAAGCATCAAGCAATTTTGCAATTCGGTCAGCTGGCAATGCTGTGCCATTAGATTTTAAAACCATTGATGGCACAGGTTCGCGTGCATACATTGCAGCTGCTCGCTCGAGCTCTGCACCAGCACGAATTGTGCGACCGGCTCGATTTAACAAACCTTCATCATTGCCATAAAACACAACAAGCGATCCCACACCAGTATCTGGCACTTGCATTCCATCAACTGTGTAATACTCAATCTGCGTGCCTTTATCGTTTAAGAAAACACCAACACGATTGGGAGCAACGCGCCACATTTCTCTTACTCTAAATGTGTCGGCAAAAAGCGACATTACCTGAAAGTATGAAAATCCCGTGAATAATAAATCCTCGCACGCCCATACCCAACTAACAGCCCCCGGCACTCTACGATCCGGATCATCAATCACAATCGGTTGGTCAATAATTGTGCCGGTGGCCTTATCGCGCGTGATAAGCGGAATTGTTGCGATGGAATTACAAATCATGTTCCTAGCGCGAGCAATCGCTGGCACAGACATAGCTTCTTCGCGGGTTGCCAAATAATCAGCTCCACCAAATGGATAAAACGCATCTAGTGTTGGAGCTGGCCCAATTTGTGCAGCAACATCAGCACCGCGCGATGGCGCGATTGTTTCAATGGTGCGTTTGCGGTCAAATAATCCCATGCACCCATTTTCTCAAAATGTCAAGCATCAACCCACTAAAATGTCTATTTCCGTTTCTGGGCGTGTCGCAAAGTGCGTGCATAATGCGGCGGCCACCGCGGCGGCCACGGCCGTTCCGCTGGCACGCCTTCCAATAACCCACCCACCATCGCCTTTACGCAATCGCACAGCTGACAGCATTTGTTCAGTCAGCGTTGATTGATTCCGATGTTTTAACCGACCAGAATTGATGGCACCTAACAATTCATCGCATGCTTGCGGGTAAGCCGAATCCATGTCGTGGATTGGAATACCGGCTGGCACCATACGCGCCGCAATTGCCCCGGTCGTGCGCCGTGAGTAAAGCAAATACTCAATTGGATATTTGCGACAATAAGCCGCTGCATCATTTGCAATTGCCCGATCATCTAACTGTATTGTGTTTTCCCATGTGTGAAGCAGCTTTATCACAAAACTCTCTGATCCAAGCTTTTGGGCTCCCACTAATGCTGCATTTCTACGATCCGGTGAAATATCAATCGCCATCCATGTCAGCTTGTCAATATCAAGGTCAATTGTTTCGTCACCACATGCTTGCCATTCTTTGGCCCCAATAACGCTGGAGATTGTTTGAACCCAACGATTTAAAACCTCGGTTTGCACCACATCGGCAGGATCATTGAAAACGGCTCGGATATTGTCTGGGTGAATTGTTATGTTAAGTCCGGGATTTGCAAAAGCTGCGTTTTCTAGTGAAATTTCATCAGTCGGTGCCGACCATTCAAAATAACCCACATTATCGGGAGCACCACTAGCTGCCGCCAATCCGCGCTCGCGTAATTGGTTGAGCACAATGCTATGACTATCTCCGGCCGTGGAAAAGCAATTGACCTGTGGATTTTTGGCCGCCATCAATGTGTATCGCATTGCGGCAAATGTCTCCATGTCGTGCAGCTCTCGGATTTCATCCATGTGGATGCTTTCCGGTTTTGATAAACCTCTAGCTGCTGATCCACCAGCTTTGATGATAAAACGCGATCCTTCTAGCGTTTCAATCTCCTCAGCTCCATGTTGCCACCTAATGCGCTTGACCCGTTTAGCTAAATCATCATGGCTTTCAACAATCTGCACAATTGCCCGAAATTGCTCAAGCGATGTCACCAATCGGTGAGCAGTGGAAACCTGCAAACTTTCTTGCCAATGAAAT